TATAGCCTGTGCTACTGTTTCGCCTTGTGCTCTGGAAAATGTAATAACGTCACCAGTAACGTTAGTGACGTTTATTTTCTCTGCACTAGCTAAAGTGCTTAATTCATCTATAGGACAGACAGTAGCATTGAAAGGAACTGCTGGCATTGTTTGCCCCTCATCTTCTCTGAGCGTGAGCTGAGTTCCTGTAGTCGGTGGACTTGGAGCTATCAGAACAAGACCAACAGCGAAATCCTTAAAATTCATATCTGCAACTGCCTATCCTTGATTGTTTAGTTTTTGCCGTACACAGGGGTACCTGTATCACTAAACTTGACTGGGTGTCCTGGACGTTCCGTAGCTTCTGTAGCATTAGGAGCTTCCTGAACTGAGTCAGAGTCGGCATCGTTATTGTTATCTTCTTTTACTGGTTCATCGAACTCAATACCAGCTTCACGTATTGCGTCTTGTACAGCACCCCTGTTCGGTAGTACCTCTGCGTCAATATTGAAATCGTTTTCAGCTAATTCGTTTAGCTCTGGACGACTTAGTTTGCTAAATACTGCTTCTGTCATTTTAGTGACCTCCATTTAGTTGATTCATTGAGCATCTACGTAGTAAGGCTCAATAGTTTCATTATAGAACAAATGAATCAATCTTACTACTGGAATGAAAAAGGGGCAGTTAAATTGCCCCTAGTTCACCTGACTGTCAGCTCAACTCTATTCCAAGTTGATTTTGATGACACCGTATTTGCCACCGAGAGCGGCAAACACACCACGTCGGGTTCGACCAACAACCTGTGCAAGCACAAGACGAGTCAAATCACCATCGTTACTGTCAACACGTAGACCATGCTTTTCGTATTCGACAAACTGTCGTTTAGGAACTAGCAAGTACGCTTCGCCAACTGCAACACCTGGGTAGGTGTAATCAATTTTACGAACGGTAACTGAGTCACCATCGTAGGCTATTTTCGGCATACTTCCGAAAGCTCGCTTAACAACGTTTGCAGAACCATCTGTGTAGATAGCACTAGCAACTGCTTCTTCGATACGTTGTGCATCGAACGTGTTATGAAGCAATAGACTACCGTTAGGGAAAACTTGAAGTGCATTACTCAAAGTTGTTTCAATATCGGTATCGAAAGCAATCTCCTGAGCAGTACCATCTTCTTGTGCAGTTTTCTGTGCCGCAAGTCCACCACCAGTAGTAGTAAACGATGCACTAACGATTGGTCCTAAGTGCAAGTGGTTCAACAGCTTGTTGTAAGCCTCACCAAATGCGGTTGCAATTTCAGCCACTCTCCAAGTCTGGTTAAACTCAACGATGTCCTCGTTGTATTCCATACCAGTTGTCCAAGTGTTAATGCTGACCGTTTTCTCAGTACCAGGACTAAGAGCACCGAACTTAACTTCTCCACCCTCCCAGAACTGCAAGAACACAGCCTGTAGTGGACCAAACTCTTTCTCAGTCAATGTCTGAGGTAGGTTTGCATCTGAAATTGTACGGTAGATGCTTCCGTAGAGCAGTGGGACGGCTTCACGTCCAGAGTAAGCACTATAAGTAACTTGCTCTATGAACTCACGAGTACCTGAATCAGTACCAAGCATTTCTGATACTTGAACACTCTCGGCAAACTCCATCACTGAAACTTTACCATCGTTTTCACGCATTTCTGAAACAACTTGGTTCTGAGCTTCAATTCCGAATTGTGTAATATTCATATCAACTCCTATTCTTTGTTTTCTAGTAACTTAACCCAAACAACATTGTTTGCGTCCTTAGCTACGGTTACTTTACAAAAATCACGGTTAGTGTTCGTTGCGTCAACAACGTCTGTTCCGTCTGTAGTGATATATAGAATATCACCCTTAGCCGCTACGACTCCACCACCAACTACCAACTCGAACTCTCGTTGAGTGGTTTCTAGTGCTACTACATTATCTGTAGTGTCGCCATCGGCATCTTTCTGAGCAATTCCGTGGAATCCCTCGGCATAACAAGCATCACCTTTATCGACTGCTTGTCCAGCAATCAAGGTAACAACTACTGCTTTACCATCTGAAACTAATGAATCTGCCATTTTGTTTCTCCTCTTTACTTATTATTATCGCTTAACTGTGAACTTACGGTCAGCTTTCGCTTCTGGCTTGTTCTTACCTGCCGCAATTTTCGGCTCAGTAGTTTGGAACTGTTCAAGAACTGCAATAGCGTCTGGAGTTCTAAGAACTTCGTCAACCATTTCACTAACCGTCTTGTCAGCGTTAGCTTCCATTTCAGATAGTACCATGTTCTCAATTACAGGACGAGCACCAGAGGATTTCACCTTACCAGTTAGCTCATTCTTCAATTCCGCATTTTTCAAGTTCGCTTTCATTTCTGAAATTGATTCTAAAGGCTTATCGCCTACCAATTCTTTTATACTGCTCATTTCTGAAACTAATTGGCTATCGGTGGCTTGTGCCTCAACTTCACTAATGAGAGTTGGGTTATGCTCACGCATTTCAGATACAGTCGTCTTTTGTAGAACTTCTATCTTGTCCACGACATTTTCTCCTTTGTTAGATTTATCTTCGTCATACATTTCACTTGCTAGAATCAGTGTACCATTATTCGGTACTCCCTCTGAACCCTCACGAGCGAAGTCTACAGATTCAAGCATTAAACCCTGCAAGTCATAAGCAGCCGCTTTTGCATTATATACGGCTTTCTCGGCAGTCCCCTGAATTGACATAGCTACGTTCTTGCCGAGTGCTTTCGCTTTCTTGAGATAGGTCTTAAACTTTTTCTCATCTGGCATTACATACCCACGAGCATAGACTACTAGTTTACCGTTTTCTTCTTTGGTCTGAGCACCAAGCCACATAACTAGGGGGTCAGGAGCTTTGTGCTTACGTTCCTCAGAAGTCAGATGTCCCTTATAGCCGTTTGGACGTTTCTCGTTAATCGAGTCTGCTACCTGCTGTACAAGTTCACGTGTGTAATTGCGTTTGTTCTTAGATACGCCCTCGCTAAGAATCTGCATGGTAACAAACAACGGATTGTCATCACCCTCACTAATACGTTTTATAAGCTCCTTATCGACTGGCACTAAATCTGCTGAAACGGTGGAGTCCATTTCTGAGATTTCTGCGTCCATAAGTGCATAACCTGTACGAGTATTCATACTTTACCTCTGTTAGTTGTTTGACGGTGTTCGTTAGCGAACTTATGGTGAGCTTTATGCTCTAGTGTGCAGTTAAACTACTTGTCTAAATAATATCATGCTTTGTACAATAAGCACAACGAGTGTTATCGTGGTCTGCCTCTGAATGTTCTCTATTATCAAACGAACTATGTTGGTACATTACTAAGTTCTCGTGAACAATCTCATGGACTGGATTACAATCACAAGTGATGTCAAGTGTATGTTGAAATAAATCATCGATTGGGACGGAGTGTGTGCAGGTATCAAACTCAAGACATTCCCACATTATTACTATTCCTCTTTGTCGTCTTTCTTTTTGCCAGATTTTTTGTCTTTTTCATCATCTTCTTTTTTAGGCTTGAGTTCACCAGTTTCATCGTCAACATCTTCGTCATTAGCGAACTTAACTGTAGACTCGTCTAGCTTTCCCTCTTTAACTGTTAATACGGTTGCCTTATCTGAGCCACGTGATGTACCTACTAGGCTGAAATCATTACCTGTAATAGTGAACTTCTGGTCACGTCTTTTGATTTCAATGGTCTTGTCGCTGATAGCTATAGCAAATATGCCATTCTCATCAGAGCTTAGTATTTTTCTAGCAGACATTACTTGCCACCTGACTTTTTACCAGCCATCTTGTTTTCTTCAATCTTTACGATTTTCTTTAGCTGTTTTTTATTCTTCCCAAAAATCCCAACTTCAACTTTTTTGATAATCGGTTCTTCTTGTTTGATTTCTTGCTTTTCATTGTCCATAGATGACCCCCTTATTAGTCATTACCAATTATAACGAACTTGTCATACTTATGCTAGTCTAGCCCTAATCTTTTCAATTCAGCTTGGCTTTTCAGTACCGATTGAGTATCGCAAACACAGTTCGGGTGTCCTGCTGGTAGGTCAGAGCCGTCTTTGGCGTATAAATCAACACTAGCCCAATCATTACATATATCAGTACGTGAGTGACTGTTACTAAGCACCCACTTATAGCCAGCGATGAACTCCTCATCTTTGTAATAATCAACAGTTGCTTGGCGATACGTATAGGCTGTTTCAGTACGTGCGATACGAATGGCGTTGCTTTGTATAGACCCTGACGGTATTCCACGTGGTGCTCTGCCAGTACGTTGTCGTATAACATCTAACGGTGAAACACGCTTGTTACCAGTAGGCTTAACGTATAGCTGAACCTTCTTGGCTATGTTCTTAGCAGACGTACCTTTTTTGACTTCGTTCTGAACTATGCCTCTAACTACTTTCGTAGTACCACGCCTCAGTGTAGCCATTCGCTCAGTGAACGTATATCCACCAAACTCAGGGACTCTACGTTTTTTCATAAGAGCTTCGTAGTACACGCTATATCCAGCTTGTTTCTTCTCCATTCGTTGTAGTGTGTTGGTATAACCGTACTTGGCGAATATCGGACGTAGCTCTCTGAGTGCTACTGCACCTTTGTATGATGCAACTGCACCTGAATATCCAGCTACCAGTCCTGAGTACGCATTAAAGTAGCTGTTCAGTATAGCTTCGGCTTGTGTTTCAAACCTTTTAACTTGTGTAAGCTTATTGCCTTTGGACGCTGATGCTAGAGCTTTGTCCAAATCTTTAGATACAATATCTAATTGCTGATTGACTTCAAACTCTAGTTTCAGGAGCGTACCTACTAGTACTCTATCTAGTTCACGCTGTGTCGCCATCAGGGTCGTCCTCTATTGGGTCGTCAACCGTTGGCTCGTCTGGCGTTAAGTCAGGAGTTATGGCTGAGTTCTTCAGTGCTTCTTTTTGGTCTGCTTTAGCTTGTTCGATTTCTTTATCATGGTCACTAATCTTATCACCAACTGCTGATAGTTTCAGAGCTGTCTTGCTACTGATAATACCGTTCAATAGGAGCATATCTATAGTTTCCTTAGTCAGAACACCATCTTCGTCTGTGATGTCAGGGAACATGACCTTAATCTTAATCGTGTCCTTGATTTCCTCTAGTGGAAGCATATCTGGGTCGCTGAGTGCTATCTTTCTGTCAATTATGATACGAATCATGTGCTTGATACTGTCAGTGAACTCAGTACGCTTACGTGTGCCTTTCATGGCTACGATAGGCATTTGTTCTTTAACAGAAGCCATACTGGACTGGACTGCCGCCCCGAATACGAACTCTGGTGTCTCAGAACCCTCTAGTATCAGATAGAAGTAAACCTCAAGTAGCTTACCTGAGTCGTCCATGATGCTCGTAGTGTTCAGGTACTTAGCATCTGCATTTTCGCCCTCTAGGAACAAAACGTTGTCGCCATCGAATGACATACGTTTTTCACCAGCATCATCGGTTTCGTCTTCCATCTGTTCTTTTTGAGCACCCTTGATTGCTAGAACTGGACTGCCGTTATATATGACGTTCTTGGTACTTTCCTTGAGCACACCAGTATAGTTTTTGAACTGAACTAAGACGTTCTGTAGTTCTGAGTTACCGTACACTGCACGAGGTTCAGCCTCATTGTGAATAGCCACGATAGGCAACGGACGTTCAACTATCTCACCGGATATGACTGCGTTACCACCATCATCTGTTTCTACGTCCTCTGGAACAATGCCCTGACTGAACAGGATTAGTTTGCCCTCAGTCGTGTAGACTTCTACGTAATAGAGCTTATCTGCCCCGATTTCTTCGTTCTTTTCAACTCGATAGATTTCTAGGCGTGATTTACGGTACTTCTTAATATAGGTAACAACTTGTGTTTCACCGTTACCAACTATCTCATCAACTGCTTCTTTTACATCGTAACCAATATGCTCATTGGTCATGGCATCGAGTATTACATCTACGGTACGTGGGTCGAGCATATCTGCTTCTAGTTTGTCATTGATATACAAATATGAATCACCGTCACGTAGACCGAACTTAACGGTTTCGTTTTGGCTGTTCTTGTTTTCATCTAGCCAGTCGTTTATCACGTCCGTAGCCGATTGTAACTGGTCAGGTG